TTTCAGCTCCACCCGGAGCTCGACGAAGCTAAAGCCAGTAACGTTCAAGCCGTGCAGGACTTGGATGAAATACTCATCGTAACCGATGCCCTCCCGCCAGTCGTTCCAGTCGCTGGCGTTCCGAATCGCGTGCGTTTTGAACTCCACGATGCCCTTCCTGCCGGTCGCCTTCTCGATCAGAAGACCGTCCGGGCTGTACAGCATATACGGCCTCTCTCTGTTCTGCAGCGTCACGTCTTCCTCGTACTGGACCTCATAGATGTCTTCGAAGTCCAGCGCAAAGTCTGCCCGGAGCTGTGGTTCCTTTTTCACTCCGTAGATCACAAACGGTCTGTCGCTGATGTCCTCCATCTCTGCTCTGCCGGTCTTGCTTGCCCAGAGATCCCTGGTCGATTTCCAGCGGTTCATTCCGAGGCACACGCTGGCGTCCGATCCGCCGATGCCGGTCATCCTTCCCTTCAGCCAGTCTTCTCGGTTTCCGAACCTTAGGACCTTGTACGTGTCGCAATCTTCGTACAGATTCATGACAGCTCCTGGTGTTTCTCGCCCGGGATCTTCTCGAGCTCCTCCCGGAGTGCTTCGCGCAGAACGTCAATCTTTCCGACCGCTTCGAGCAGTGCCAGGCATTCTTCGACGACGTCGTCCTTTATTCCGGTGATCTCGATCTTGATCCCGTCGGCGGCTTCGTTGTTTTTCTTTTCAACCTTGATCATCTTCGTCATCCTCCTTCGGCAGCACGGTGACGCTTCCACCGTTCCTCCGTGCCATTTCGAACGCTCTGTCCAGATCGTCGGTCTTCATCGCAACCTCGATGTCGTGCCTGGATGTCCACGTCACGAGATAGATGTGTGCCGGTTCTTCTCTGGTCATTTCCAGAGACCCTCCAGCCTCCGGATCAGTTCGTTCACGTTCCTGCTTGCGCTCTGTGCCGTCATTTTCGCCACTGCCGCGTCATTCTGAACCGCGACCAGCTGCTCCTTGTCAGCCTCGGTCTTTTCCTGCAGCCTCTTGATCTGCCGGCTCTGCAGGTCAATGAGTGCCTTGATCCGGTCGAGCTGTGAGATGATGCACAGCGTGACCAGCGCCAGCGCGATCAGCATCAGCAGAATGATGACGATCATGATGAGCGCCGTCATCTCTGGACCTCCTGCATCGCCATTTCGGCGAGCTTGTCCTGTTCCTGAACTGCCGCTCCGATCAGCAGCGCGACGATTCCGACCGCGCCGATGCAGACGATGATTGCATCACGGATGAACTCCAGCGCCATCCGGATTTCTTTTCTTAGTCTTCTCTTTTTCATGTCAATAACCCTCCCGTGCGTATTTGAGTATTCGCGCCTCTGGTATTGAGGCGTAGACGATGAAGTGTTCCGTCGGAATCTGTCCCGGATACAGCGGCCGGCCGAGTTCTTCTTCGAACCATCGCCTGAAGTCTTTCGCGACCTCGGTGGCTCGTCTCGGTCCGCAGTCCAGCAGGATCTGTATGTCCTTAACTCGAAGGCTTGACCTTGCAAGCGCCGCCGCCTTCTCTTTATTGCTGTGATTCGCTTTCATGTGCTGCCTTCCAGCCGGCGATGAAGCCGCGCGTGTACTGCGTCAGAAGGTCCGCGTAATCGAATATTTTCGCGGATCTCCAGTCGTTTCCCTGTTTCTCCGGAGCGATGATCTGCAGCGGCTCTGCCTCCAGCGCCATCTGGATCTGCTCTTTCGAGACCGGCTTGGACCGTGTGATCCCGTCTCTGTATGGATGCCGGCTGCCGAAGAAGACCGCGTCCTCTCTGTTCATCAGCCAGATCTTGCCGTGCTTCTCTGCCCGGAGCGCTCCGCTCTTGCATGCTCTCTGCAGCGTGCTCGGGTCATACCCGGTCAGCTCTGCCGCCTCTTTGATGGTGATTTTTGTGTCCATCTCTTGTAATTTCCTCCATTTCCGCGTAGGGTGGAGTCGCCGCAGACTCCCTCCTGTGGTTTCGACTCTTTGTTAGGTTCTCGCGCGAGCGGGGACCTTTTTTCGCGTGCTTTTCACGCGTCATTCTGTAAAAAAATAATCGGCGATGTCTTCCCGCTCAATCTTGAGAAGATCGCACCAGCGCTCGATCTCCGCTCTGGTCATTCCGCGCTTTCCGTTCAGCTTGTCATAGACAGACTGACGATTGACGCCGAGAGCCTTGGCGAACGCTTCACGCGTCTCAAACATCTCGACAATTCTGCCCTTCAACTTATTGCTGTTCATCCTTCACCTCCTTGTCGATCTCTTTGATCTCCCGCAGGATCTGCGAGTTGCTCATGGAGTCTGAAAAGCCTCCGAACTCTTTGTCCCACTTTGATCTCCAGATCGTGTTCCAATCCGGTGCCTGAAACACCTTGCACGTTTCGTGGTCGAACTGAATCCGCACCTGATAGATCCGAAGCCTGATCCACTCGTGTCCCTTATAGATCAGCGACTGCAGCTGCAGCACGTCCGGGATCTCTTTGAGCGTCTGCCAGTTCTCGTCGGTATCGACAAATGCTTTTCGCTCTGTGTCGTTCCTCATTTTTTCTCCCTCCTGCGTGTTTATCACGCGTCTTTATAATACCGCGGTATCCGCGCGCGGTCAATACAAAAAGCGTGATTTTCGCTTCATTTTGTTATGTTGTGCGTTTTATTGTACTGTTTTCACGCTAAAATGGTTTTGAAGATATGGAGGTCCCTATAATGACAAAGCAAAGCGAACGTCTCACGGCCGCCATGAAGCTGGCCAGAATGAAACAAACCCATCTTTCTGAGAAGACCGGTATCCACCACGGCACGCTGTCGAACTACATGCGCGGGATATACGCTCCCCGCGGTGAAAACCTGACGAAGATTGCGGACGCGCTCGGCGTGTCTGAAGCGTGGCTCGCCGGTTTCGATGTGCCGATGACTCCGGAAGCCACCGGGACTCTGTCCGCCAGCGATGGCGAGCGTGAGTTTCTTAATTCTCGCGAGGACTGGTCCTTCTTCCGATCCGAAGAGCTCAGCCTCGAAGAGATGAACCTGGTCACCGCTTACCGAGACGCGGAACCGCAGATCCGGCAGGCCATAAAGCTGCTGCTGAAGATGGAGGATTGATTATGTCAGTCAAAAGAGATCCTAAAACCAAAAAATGGATCGCGTCTTATCGCGTCCGGATGCCAGACGGAACACTGAAGCGGACCACGAAGCGCGGCCTGCCGTCGAAAGACGCGGCGCTGTCTTGGGAACTGGAGCACAAGCACGAGGCTGTCGGCTCGTCTGACGTGCTTTTCTCGCAGATGTTCGAAGAGATGGAGCGACACTCCAATGCCAACGAAAACACCGCACAACAGCGCAGGAACCGCCTGCAGCGCTATGCACCGAAGCTGTGGTCCATGCCGATCCGGAAAATCACGAAGGCACAGCTCCAGAGCTGGCGTGCAGATCTGCGAGAGACGGACCTGTCCACCTCGACGGTTAACTCAACGATCCGATACCTTAAGTCTGTGTTCCGTTATGCTGATGTCACTTATGACATCCCGGATGTCTCGCGCATCCTTCGTGGATATCCGAAAGATCAGGACGATGATGCCGAAGAGATGCGGATCATAACCTTCCCACAGTTCCGGGAACTGATATCCCACGAAAAAAATGATTTATGTAGAAAATTAATGATTTTTCTATATTTCACAGGCTGCCGCAAAGGTGAGGCGCGGGCTCTGCTGAAGACGGACTTCGACCCGATCCGTAAGACCGTCCGGATCACAAAGTCCATGCGAAGATATGAGGATTCCGTGAAGGATCCAAAGAACAGGCAGTCCATCCGGACCGTTCCGCTGGATGATTCGACGGCCGAGATGGTGGCGGAGCTGTGCCGGCGTCCTGGTCCCTGGCTTTTTGGCGATTACAAGCCGTGCAGTCTCACGACTCTGCAGGATCATTTCAAGGCTGACCTGAAGGCTGCCGGTCTTGATCCGCGTCTTCGGCTGCACGATCTGCGTCACAGCCACGTGTCTCTTCTATGGTATAACGGCGTGAGCGTTCCGGAAATCTCCCGCCGGATCGGCCATTCTTCTCCTAAGGTTACGATGGACAGGTACTCCCACATTTTTGACAACAATCAGACCGACTCGCTGGCTGTTCTGAACTCTCTCGGTGACTCCTCTCTGACTCCTCATTCGAAAAAAGCACGAAAACGCTAAGAAGCAAAAAGCGCATAAAATGGCGCTTATGAAGGCTTAGGAAAACGCAGAAAAGCGTTTAAATCGTTTCCGATAGTCGGCACCATGAAACAAAAAACCGCATAACAATGCGGTTTTTCTTATGCTTTCGGAGCTCGTGACTCCTTTTTGACTCCGTTTTTTGAATTACTTCCATTCTTTCGCAACATCATAGATGTCGCCATCGGCGGAGAGTCCATCCGGCAGCAGTGCCTGTTCGAAGCTCCTCTTGCCGTGGTCTTCGGTCAGCTGGACGCGGATCAGACCGACCGAGAAGTGAACGACATCGTTCTCTTTCTCCCAGGCTGTCAGATGATCCCAATCGCTCTGCCCTTCCCGGAGTGCGTCCGCCTTGTCTCCGCACACGGTGATGAACGTGTCTGTGTGAGTCTCGTCGATTACTGCCCAGCGCATCATGGTCGTGGTCGGTTCTCCGTTTTCGAGTGCTCTGGCGTCAACCTCTGCGAGTCTCTCCGCCATCTCGACGATGTAGTCGGCGCATTCTCTTGATTCCTTCTTGCCCATCCAGGCGTTGACCGTTCTGGCGCTTACTCCGATGTAGATCCCGAGCTGTTTCTGGTTGAGCTGCAGCTTTTCCTGGACTGCCTGCAGGCGGGCTTTTGACTCGCTTACCTCTTCGAGCTGGTCCAGCAGCTCATCGAGATCCTTATCCCATTCGACCGCGAGGCGTTTCACCTCTGCTTCGCTGATGATGTCGTCCTGTGATGCGTTCCAGAGTTCCTCGAACTCTGCTCTGACTCTGTACTGTTTCATTTTCTTTTTCTCCTCCTGTGTGCCTCCACTTTCGGCGGGAGGCTTGCCGGTTATGGTCAGCAGCTTCTTGCTTCTGTTATTTCTGAGATGTTTCCGAAGGTGTCGTGAATCCAGTATTTGATGCCCAGCGCCTCATTGACGTATATCGTGCAGGTGTTGCCGTCTCCGTACATTTTCTGCTGGTCGTGGACCTCGGAGACCTTGCAGCTCTGTCTGATCCGCTTTGCATTCTCCTGAAGCTGTTCCTGTGTTCTTGCCTCGGATGTTTTGCACCACTCGTCTGAGTAGTAATGCTTCATTTTTGTCATGCTCTTACCTCCCGCGCCATCGTGATGGTCATGTATGCGAGGAATCTCGCCTTGATATCTTCCCACTCTTTTACTGTGGTGTCCGGATTCTGTTCGAGGACCTTTTCCATCAGTTTGCCGGTGAGCTCCTGTCCTGCTTCTGTGTTCATTGCTATCTGTGCTGCTTTTACGATTTCCTCGAGTTTCATGTGTTTCGGCTCCTTTTCTTTACACCTATATAATAGCGCATCACACTATATAATGCAATAGCTTTTCGCACTATTTTTGAAGAAATTGCATAAAAAAAGACCGAGCCGTTTTGGCCCGGTCTCCGGAGGAAATGGACTGACGTTGATTCGCCAGTCCAGTGCTGCAGATATGAGGATCACCTCCTGTTCTAGGAAAGGAATGCGCTCTTTTCCTCGCACTGCATATAAATTTTCTTGATGTGTTCCGTACTCAGCACGGTTTTGTTATTTTGAAACTCCGGATGGTTCCGGCAGTAGCGCTCGTAACTGTCGATGTCCGACAGGATCTGGTCGAAGGACTCTTTCGTGTGGCGGCGCCCTTCCAGAAGCTCGCCGTTGAAGTTGAGGATACAGCGGCGCGCGGTGATGGCCCGCTCCATCTCGAACTCAGTCTTGAGATCCTTTACTGCCTTAAGCGTCTCCGCCGTCTGCGTGTTGTTCGTCTTATTTAAACGCGAGGACAGCCACGTCCAGAATCCGGTACTTCCGAACAAAGCGATGAGAATCGCGACGATGTGGTCGCCATTGATAAGAATCGGGTCCATGATTAGCTTCCTCTCTTTCCGTTCTGGTAGCCAAAGTAAAACGTCACAATGGCCGTGACGATTGTCAGGAAGTGATCATCGATCTCCGTTCCTTTGAGTGCCAAAAAGCACAGGCAGCCGATGGTCATGATCGTGATTATGCTCTTCACGTCGATCAGCTTCGCCAGCTGCTCTCTGACGGTGACCGTCTTTTCTTTGTCCATCGGTCTGTCCTCCTGTTCTTTCGGTTCATCCGGAACGATGATGACTTCATCGCCATCCGGATCTTCCGGGATCTCTTCGGCCGGAGCCGTTTCAGCTTCTTCCGGTTCCTGTGGTTCTCCGGCAGGATACGACTTGTAATGGCTCAGCTCCACATAGCTGATGTCTTTATCGAGTCCGCCGTGACTTGTGTACTGCAGAAGCGTGCCCATGTGCTCGGTGTCTCTCTGGATCGTTCCGTCGTTCGTGCCCCATGAGGCGACCCAATGGTCGTACATGTCGCAGCCGGTGATGTAGGAACCGAACCATGACTGGCTCGCATAGATGCCTGTATAGTAACCAGCGGCCTGCACAGCCTGGCAGAAGATTCGGCAAACGTCCGAGCACAGCTGAGCGTTCAGAACTCCGTGCCGCGCCTTGTATCCGTCTGCGTCCTCCATGTCGATCCAGACTCCGAGCTGAACGTTCCAGCCTTTGATGGCCTGCAGGATGAAGTCGGCCTCTTCCTGCGCTCCGATCGTGTCCAGCGCGTAGGAGTAAAGATAGACGCCGTACGGGATGCCCAGGGCTTCGCATTTTTTGCGCCATGCGTCTGCCTTCGTATCAAGGTTCGTTCCCCACGCTGCGCGGATGATCACGAAGTCGAAGCCGGTGATGTCGATGCTTATGTCGTTGTGTTGTGAAACATCACAGCCGAGCATCTTGCCCTGGTTGATGTCTGACCAGTTTTTGAACCGGAACCCGCCGAGGGCCATGTGCCACTGCTCCGGAGAGCAGCTTATGCGCGTGACTTCCTTGTGTCCGTTCTGATTCATTCCGACGAGATCTCCGTCCCAATACATTCCGATGTGCGAGAGCGGAAACGGCGTCTCGCCTCTGCTGGCGTTCGGCCAGATGACGAAGTCGCCGTTCTGGAACTGTCCGGGTGCGATGAAGTCCAGCACGTCGGCGTGTTCGCCTCGGTTGTACCACCAGTTGTCAACGTATCCGTCGCCGCCTGCGGGCCAGCTATAGCCGAGCAGGTCGACGCATGCTTTTTTGAAGTAGTCCGCGCACTGGTACGGATCACCGACCGGCGCTCCGTCCATCTCGTACAGGTTGCCGATGGTTTTGTTATAGAACTCTGCCGGTGTCATTCAGCCCTCCAATCGCAGATCAGCTGGTCTGCTGTCGCCTGCAGCTCAAACGTGTAGTCGTTTATGATCTGCTCCGTTTTCGCGTAGATCAGACAGTTTCCTGTTGTCGACAGCACATTTTCACCCATGACAAGCGAAACATCCGGAGCGCCAAGGTCTAGCGTGTACCACGGATCTGCGATTTCATAAGCAATTCGCTGGCCTGCGATTATGGCGTTTAAAGCTGAGACGGTCGGAGCCGCTGTGCATCGAATGTGCAGTCCATAAGACGACCGGCACATCGTATTGTCTGGCAATGTTGCCGGGGTCGCGGTCTCCGAAAAGTCAAAAACCGTGCACAGAACTCTGCTGTCTTCTTTCATTGCCGGGTCGATGCTCGTTTTTCGGACGGCGTAGACACAGCGCTGTGCGTCCTGCAGCTCCCATGGCAATTCGCCGATCGTGAGCGGATGCCATGTCTCAAGATAAATTCCTGATATAAAGTCAAACACTCCGGCAAAGTAAGCGTCGGCGATTCCGAGCTCCATCTTTTTCTCTGCGCCGTTAATGTACACGGTCACGCGTCGTGGATTAGCGCCAAATGGTCTCCGATTTGTCGGTGACGGCTTGCCAGATCCATTTTGTGCTGGTATCTGTTCCACCTTCAGCGAGTTCGGTGGACCACTGTGCAGCGTGTCTATTACCAGGTACGTGCCGACCTGTTCTTCCAAGCCGCGCCGTCCGAGCTCAAAACGCGGAGAAAACTCCGCGTCTTTTTGAAACTCGGCTGTAAATGTTGTTTTAGGCATTTGAGATCTCGCCACCTTTGAGCACCGGCAGGACCAGCACTGATTCGATGGTCGACGCGAGCGCTGTGCCGTCATTCAACAGGATGCGGATCTGTACGGCCGCTCCGTCTGCCTTAAAGCTGAGCGTCTCTGTCTGCGAAAAACTGGCGGAGACGAGGTTCCCGCTCACTGTCACCTCTCCGGCGCTCAGTGTTTTGACCAGTTCCTTCGGCCGCTGTTTCAGTGTGAACTGGATCTCAGCCGCCTGCGTGAGGTCGATCGTCTCCGGAAGCTCTGCGACGATAGTCGGAGTTGTTCCACGTGTTATTATGACCATTTTCAGCTCCTCCTTTTACGCTGCGAACGTCAGCGTTATATTTCCATTAAACACAACCGGAGTGTTGACGACTGCGCCACTCATTCCGGAGCTTGTCACGATCTGGATTCTGACTGCGTTGTTTGAAACTTTAGTTGCAGTAACAGACGTAACGTTGCTCCCGGTAATCCAATCATATGAATCAGTCGATCCGTTCAGATATGCGTTGGTGCCTCTTACAGCTCCTGTAAATTGCGTAACTGCGATTGATGTGATGTCTTCGATTGATTTCGGAAGCTGGAGAGTGAAATATGCGTTTCTGTTTGCGTATCCGGAATAACCAGAAAGAATCATCGGAGCAGATGTTACATAAGAATCTCCGTTTTTGTATTTCGTGGCGGCGTTTATTGCGTCTGCGATTGCTCCGGAAAGCGCTGCTGTGAGAGCATTCGCCACAAATGCTGTCGTTGCAATTTGCGTGTTATTCGTGCCATCGGCAGCAGTTGGAGCGGTCGGAGTGCCCGTCAATGCAGGCGACGCTTTTGGAGCCACCGTCACATTTCCAGCGCTGTCGATCAGGTCAGTGCTCACGTTGCCAGATCCCATGTTGACGATAAGAGACAGCGACATTGTTCCAGCCACCGCGCTGCCTGATGCGCGCATGATTACGCGCGGCGTTGTGTGCGCGTTATCATTCGAATCCAGCGGCCATGAGATCACAGGGTTGAAAAGCGTCGGGCTCTCAATATTTGCTTTGGTCGCGATGGCCGCAGTGTTCGCCGCAATCTGTGCGGCGGATGCTGAGACGCTGTCTGCAGAGTCCTGCGCTTCTGCAGCAGCTGCCTGAGCGTTCGCCACCAGCTCCTCGAAGATTGGAATCTCCGTCTCGGAGATCACCGCGTCCGTGTCGAGCGGTGTCTTTTCAACATAAATAATAAAATTGCTGGTCCCGATCCGATCACCGGACGAGCTGCTCACACGGATCTCGCATTGGACCGGTCCGGCTGCAGCTGTGATCTGTTCTGTTATATCGAGATAGACCTTGTTTCCGGAAGTCTGCATCGTGTACATAAACGACAGCAGGTCCGGCTTCGTGCCGACCAGCGTTGCTGTCGCTCCGGTCGGAAGCGTAAACGCCACATTATCCTTGTAAAGCGTAAATGACAGCCGACGGCCGCCTTTGTCGAACTGTGAAACATACACGACCAGCGGAGTGCCGGACGGCACAAGGTCAAGGTTGTAATTCTGTTCAATCATCATAAGGCGATCCCTCCACTGTCAATGCAAAGTGAGACGAGTGCAGCACGTCCGTTCCTTTTGTAAAACGCAGTCGGCATGAATACGTTCCTGCTCTGGCCGAGAGATCTTCCGTGCAGTCAAAGACCGCGAAGTCCCCGAGGATCTCTCCGGTGACTTCGGCTCCGTTTGAACACTCGAGCACCACGCTGTCCGCGTCTATAGCCCAGCGCACATCTCCGTGGTAGACCGGCAGCCGCCACTTCCGGAGCACCGTGTCTCCCTGGCTGCAGTGCAGTTCTGTGATCGTGTGCTGCGGCAGTAAATTTATTGCGTCTTTAAGCATGTTTTATACTCCTAAAACGACGTGACCCTGTCCGTCGCTCACAAAACCTATATTCGTATAGCCGGACCCGTTTATGTAGATGCTCAGCCCGTCGTTATCCGACAAATTGATGGACGTGTTTGTGTTTGAATTTGATAAGCGTAACCTGTCGGAACTCAGGACTACCATATGGCCTCGGTTGTCCGCCAAATAGACATCGCCGTTGATCTCGTGAAGCTGAAAGCCTCCGGTTGCATCTGCACCGTTTATGACCTGTGTGCCTTTGTGATTGAGTATCTGCACATAACCGTCTGACGGATTGACGTTCGCGTCTGTTGATGTTCCTGAGAACAGCTTCAGGATTCCGAACGAGTCCTCTGCAGCTCCGCTTGCCGTATAAAGCACGGCGCGCATGTAGGTGTCGTGAAGGAGAGTCATCACGGCTGCCCACATTTGCATCTGGTACGTGCCGTTTTCGCTTCTCAGATTGGACCCGGTGATGTTCGAGCCGGTGATGTCGATTGCCTCAATGGTTCCCGACTTGATAAAGTCAGCCACAAAGCCGCCGTCGATAGTCCATGCGGTTGTAAACGGCCCGTTGTATCCGTTTGTTGAAAAGCCGATGCCGTTTCTGTTCATCCGGATCACGTTCACCGCTGTGCTGGTGTCTGCAGTGTCCATGATGAGGATCTCCTCCGGTTCTCCGGCTGAGTTCTTGTTAAACACCACATGACCGCCGAGGCCTCCGGAGATGAGATCCGTCGCGTGCGCGATGGCGTCTTCGAGAAAGCTCCGCGTGTTCTTGATCGACTGCTGGCTGGTGCTGATGGCGTTGGTGATGGTGCTCGCCAGTGTTGACCGTGCGTTGCCCAGCTCTATGCTTTTGTATCGTTCCGCCAGCACGTCATAAACCGTTTTCACCACCTTGGCGGTGGCATTGATGTTCAGCTTCTCAAAAAAGACCGTGACCGTGTCGCAAAGGCTGACGCGCTCCAGCGGCGCGATGTTTTTGTATTCTTCAGTATCCGCAAGATTGACGAACGACACGCTGATGGAGATCTTCGGCTCTGTGAGCGTGTTTGCATCAATGTAAGCCTGTGCGGCTGCGTTGATCTGTTCCACCGATGGCACTCCGTCGTCCTCTTTGAATTTACTCGTGAGATCCAGGCTCATGATCTTCGGTTCTGCCGTCTGGATGATTGTCTGCAGATCTCCAACCTTGGCCTGTGTCATGTTTGAAAACATGATGTAAGGCAGCACAGCCGTGTACATCGACTCGATGTTTTCCTCTTGTTTGATGTCGGTGAGGTTCTTTCCGTATGCGATGCGCACGCCGCGATTCGCTCCGCGGCTTGCTTCCAGGCGGACCTGCAGTCCTAAATAATGAAACTCGCCGCCGTAAACGTCCAGAAGAGATCCCTGCTGACCTCCCATGAGCGCTCTGGCGCTCTGCGGAATCGTGTTTCTGAAGCTGCCGACGGTGGTTTTGTTTGTCCAAAAAGTGAAAGCCTCGCCGCCTTGCATCTGGTTTTTGATTCCGTACAGTGCCGTGGCCACGTTCGTGGCTCCGCCGAACGGCTTAACAGATGTTTTATTAAGATCATAGCTGATATGGTTCGCACGGATCTGCACGAGGCCGTTCATCGGCCGCGTCATCTTTGCGATGCGGAACATCTGTGGATCGTCCGTCGTGTTTGGTTTAATCAAAAGGATCCCGCCGAGAGTGAGATCCTTGTAATGCTTCGCCGAGATTGGAACGGTGAGCTCTGCATAATATGCTCCGTTTCTCTCCTCGGTAATGGTGACGGCTGTTGCCTCCGCAAGCCTGCCGAGGCCTTCGCTTGTGTCACTTGCGAGGACCTGAAGCGTTTTTGTTGCGTCCAGAATCTTAGGAATCATAATCTCCACCACCTCGGATAGATCTCAATTTCGAGACCGGATGACACATCGATGCTGTTATTTCCAGGAGCGAGAGCAGGAAACACTCCGGAGCTTAACGTCAGCTGCGTGTTCCGATTTATAGCGCCTTCATACGCATCCTGCATTTCTGAGTCGATCACTGTCGCTCCGTTGTTCGCCGTCAGCGTCATGGTCACGTCGTTGATCCGGATCGTGCCTGTGCCGCTTGTGACGACGATCTTTGGCAGCGCTGTCTGTTTTGTAGGATTGTATAAAGTCACCGCCGCAGCTGATGTGACCGCGGTGGGGGATTCCCCGCTGGTCAGCCACCGCTGTGGCATCCGGTCAAACGTGAGAGTAAAAGAGCCGGCCTCATTGAATCTGACATTCGGATCAATTGGTCCGACGAAGCGGGCCATCCGAAACTCGTCCGGGTGATATGTGTCTTCAAGCCGGTGATATTCGCTGTCCTGCTGAAGAAAGTTCCGGAGCGCAGTCAGATTCGCGTCGAAGTCTTCAGTGATAAACGCATCGTATTTTTCCTGGACGTTGCCGTAACGGCCATTGTCCAGTGTCAGCGTGCCGTTCCTTCCGGGGATCTCGATTGTGCTGATGTCTCTCTGTGGGCTCTTATATGTGCCTCCGCCGGAGATCCTTGTTTGGAACTCCAGCGAAGACTTTCCGTTGTATACAAAAAATTCATAAATTGGCCGAACTCTCATGCGAAGACCTCCTGTCCGATCTGTATCTGATCATTGATGCGCTCAGCCACAAGCTCAGCCAGCTGTTCTTCGTCCATTCCAGGCGCAGGATTGACCACGATGTTGATTGTATTACCGCCTGCCGCTCCGGCTCTGCTTACGGCTCCGGAGATCATGCTCAGGAGAGCGTTCTGCCCGATCACGATCTCACCGCCGGCTCCGTCTCCGAATCCTTTGAGCCCTGATGCTGTGGGGATGACCGTCGGACTGTTGAACATCACCGCGTTTGTGTACGCTTTTTTGTACCAATCGACGCTGATGTGTGGAACCGACGGCGGCCAGATGTTGAATCCTCCGGAGATGCTGAAGTGCGGCAATTTCAGCGGAGGCAGGCTCCAGCTGAAGTTGAACAGTCCCTTGATGAAGTTTATGGCTCCGGATACGATGTTTTTTGCGCCGTTCATCACGTTGCTGATCGTGTTTCTTATGCTGTTGAAGATGCTGGAGACCGTGTTCAGCGCGGCGTTGAAGCCGTTGCTGACGGTCGTCTTTACCGTATTGATTACGTTGGAGACCGTCTCCTTTATGGAGTTGAAGATCGTCCGGATCTTCTCGCCGAGAGCCTGCGCCGTTGCTTTGATCGTGTCCCAGTTTTTATACAAAACGACGCCGATTGCAATCGCGGCACCAATGGCTGCGACTGCGATTCCGACCGGGCTGCTCAGTGCTGCCATGATTCCTCCGGCAGACTGTACGGCTGTGGAGATCGTGTTAAACGTTTTGATCATCTTTGACCCGATGGTGACCACGTTGCCCACGGTCGTGATTACCGTTCCGAGTGTTGTGATAATCGGACCGGCTGCCGCAACAAACAGGCCCATCTTCACAATGTTCTGCTGCTGCTGTTCTGTCAGACCGGAGAACCATGTTCCAAGCTGTTTTACGACGTCGCCGATCTGGACAAGCACCGGCTGCAGGACGGTCATCAGATTGTTGCCGATTTCTGCCCCGGTGATCTTCAGCTGGTTAAGCGTAAGCTGCCACTGGTCGATCGGGTCCAGCGTCGCCGTGAACGTCTCGGAAACACTGCCGAGGTTATCGTTCAGCGTGCTCATTCCGCCGGAGAACATGTCGATGCCAAGAATGCCGGAGCTGAATGCTTCGTACAGCTTCGGGCCGGCTTTTGCACCGAAGATCTCGACAGCATCGCCGGATGAGCTCAGCGCCTTAGCGAAGGCTTCCTGCATCGGGATCCCATCTTTGTATGCTGTCTGCTGGACTTTGGCGAGACCGGTCATTACCGTGCTTGTGTCCACGCCGGACTTTTCCAGGCTTCCGAGCAGCTTGGCTGCGTCGGCTGCGTTCATGTTCATGGCCCGAAGCGCCGCTCCGTTTGTGACCATGGACTGCGCCAGCTTGTCAACTGAGATGCCGGTGTCCTGTCCAACCTTGTTCAGTGTGTCCAGAAGCGGTCCTGCATCCTGAACCGTGAGCCCGAACGCGTCCATGACCTTCTGGACGTTGTCGATTGATGTCGAAACGTCTGTGTTGTTGAGCTCTGCGAACTTGATGAACTGGCCGGAGAGATCCTCGAGCTCCTGCCCGGTCACTCCGAACCTCGTGTTCACTTCGCCGATGGCGGAGCCTGCGTTCTCGAACGTCGTCGGGATCGTTGTCGCCAGGTTGTTCATTATGCCCTGGAACTCAGTCAGCTGTTTGCCGGTGGCGCCTGTCTTCTTGATGATCGTGTCCAGACCAGCGTCAACGTCATTAAACGCTTTGATGGATGCTGCACCGATGGCAGCGAGCGGAGCGGTCAGCCCTTTTGTCAGACCCGTGCCGACCTTGGTCACGGTTCCGCCAATCTGTGTCAGCTTCTGTCCGGAGGCTTCCAAAGATTCTGCGAATGACTTCGCGGCCGGTTGCATGGACTTCAGCTGGTTCTCCATCTTTGCCAGCTCGGTCTCTGCGTTGTTCAGCGCCTGCTTCCATTTGAGCGTGGCGGTGCTGTTCTCGCCTGTCTGCTGCACAGACTTCTGATACATCTCGTTGATCTGTGCGACCTTCGCCTTCTGGTTCTCGATCTGCTGAGTCAGGATCTTTGTCTGCTCGGTGTTCTTCTTTTTGGAATCTGCGTCGGACTTGAAGACCTCGGCGGTCTTTTTCATCTCGGAGTTCAGCGTCTTTTGCTGCTGAGTGATCTGCTGGATCTGTTTTCTATATTCTGCCTCGCCTTCGACACCTATGCGTGGCCCGATATCAATCGCCATGTGCAGCCTCCTTTCGTTGCTAAAGATTCGCTATATAAGAGCTATAGCCTCATCATACGTCCAGTGACGTTTCTCTTTCTTAGGCAATAGCTCGCCTTTTTCGATTTGATAACAGGTGATGAGGTCCCGCATCTCGCCGAAGCGTGTATACAGGACCTCTTTCCTGTTCATGTTCAGTTTCCGTCCGTAAAAGTACAACCAGGCAAAGGTTAGGCGGACGGCTCTTCCTTTGCCTCTTCTGCGTTTTTTCCGGAGGTTTTCGGAAGTTCAGCCTCGACTGTCGTCTGGCTGTCTCTCTGCATCGCCTCGGAGATCTCGCGCTCCAGCGCCTGGATCTGCGCGATTGACATGAATCGAAAGTCATCCTCTTTCAGGTAACTCGGTTCATAGTCCGGATCATCGAAGTGCTTGTGGTCCTCGTAACCGCGATTCAATGCAATCGCAATCTTGATGGTCGCCGCTGTTCCCTCCTTTGATCCGTGCGCGTAAAGCTGGCCGATGTTTGCGAGGTCATTCCCCGGACAAAGATCCGAGACCTCACCGTGTGACTGGACGTTCAATTCGAAACGTCTTTCTTTTCCTGCGATGTTCATGTGCTTCCTGCTCTCCTCCGTTTTTGTGTTTGATTATTCGCCCGTGATTCCGAGCTTAGTCTTCAGTGCGGCTTCTGCTTCGGCTT